CAACACATCCTGCCGTTACGGTTTGTGAAAATACGCCGTTACGGCATTTACAGCAGCAGGGCAAGGGCCCTGGCTGCAAAGCAGGAACCAAAAATGGCTGTACCGGAACCCAAGGAAACCACACAGGATAGGCTCAAGCAGTTGACCGGTTTTGATGCCATGCTCTGTCCATTTTGTAGGAAGGGAGTAATGCAGGCGGTTGAGATAATCCCCGGATACGCTCGCCATCGGGGTTTTATGTGGTAAGCCAAACGGTACGCTGTTGATTTTGGTATCTGCTATTTTTTTCTGCCCTAATGGCGGATTGGGAATGTATTGCCCAATGGTAGCAAAAACCGAGCATTATAACCTTATTTTTGGTTCCAGTCAAACAGTTTTGACTCCCTAATTACCAAGTGGATTAGAAAAAAACTATTGATACCAAGGCAGCTTGCCTTAAAACAAAATCAAAAGAGGGAAAAAACCGGTGATATGTCCATAGATTTCAACCCGTGATGTAGTTCAACCGGGGGTTCGCGCTGGGCACTGCGTGCCGCTTAAACCCCTATTTATTAGCAACTGGTGTTCTTTGTTCTTAGTCATTTTTCTATCAATTTACTACTTCGTTACTGTCTGCCGTGCGTTGGCTTTGGTGACTCTTTTGCAATTTTTGGTTTTAGCGTTGGCTCATGCGAATTGCAAATGTGCCACCAAAAGCGTTGGCTAATTATCTTGTAGTTGCATAATATTTTGCTCTACTTTCTTTGAATAATTTCAGTTGTTCAACGTGTTCTTTGTATAGAATCTGCATCCCATTTTTTGAAGTTTTCTGTTCATGAAAAGTAAAAGAAAAGGCATCACAATCATTCGTATGTATTGCACTTTCTGGAACAGCTTCTTTAATTTTTTCTAGGGCGTTTAGATAGTATGTTTCACTAATTTCACAAGCGGTTAAACTCAATCCTGCGTTGTAACAAGCAATTGCAATTGTCCCACTTCCTAAGTGTGTGTCCAAAATTTTGTCGCCTTGTTTAGCATATATTTTTAAAAGCCATTCGTAAAGTTCAACTGGTTTTTGTGTCGGGTGAATTTTGTTTCTGTTTTTTCTTACACTGTATTCAAAAATTTTTGAAGGCTTGTCTAATGATGACCAAGCCATTTCAGCCATTGAAAAATTATTTAATGTTTCGGGTTGTTTTTTGTCCCAAATTATAAATCCTTTATTGTACTGGCTTCTTTGCCAAAGTTGTCCAAAATAATTTCCTCCCCAAATAATTTGATTTTTTGAAACACGAAACAACTCATTAAAATACTCGTCATTGGGTTTTACGTCCCATTGGCTGTATTCATCCATATTAAATTTATGGTCTCCGCCTCGTTTGGTTTTGTTTAAAATTCCATAAGGTGGGTCAACTATGGCAAGGTCAAAATAGTTGTCGGGATACCTAGCCATTAATTCCATATTATTTTCTTTTGTAATTGTAATCATAGCAGGTTTTATTTTTGTGTTGCGAACCTTGAAATCGTCAAGTCCGAAATGCTTTTACTAATGTCTTTTCCAAGATTATTGACAATAATGCTGTCAAAATCTTCATAGTCTATTTCTCTTATGTCATTGTCAATACAGTTGTACAGATATTCCGAAAAAGTATTTGCACGAATGATTACGATTGGGCTTGTGCGAATGTCTTGAAGCACGGCAGGAACGTATTTTGGTGTTACAACGATTGTATAAGCACCTCCAATTTTTTCTCTGTGTCCTGCTATTCTTCCTGCGTTCACGCTTGAAAGTTTGTTTTTAGTTGATTTCGCTTCAACTGTAAACTTTTTCTTCCTTGGGATATATAAACACTCTAAGTCTGTGTTTCCTGCTCCGCTAATTTTTTGTGCTTCTACATTGTGGAACATATTGAACCCGTCTGCCAAAGCATCTTCAAAAAGATAGGCTTCTGCTCCGTCATTGTTATTTGCGTACTGCTCAATAAGTTTGGGAAGATTAAGCAATTCAAATTTGAAGTCGTCAACAGCTTCGCCAATTTCAACCAAAAGCGTTTTCGGATAGAAACTGTAAATTTCTTTGATAACATCAATTTTCAGACGTTCATGGTCGTTAAGTAGCAATGGTTTTTCTAAAAACGAATATTCGTTTTCTAATTGCTCAACTAATGATTTTATATTTTCGGGAATTGAAACTTCGTTTCTCGTTATTTTTCGGAAAGTATTCGTATTTCCGTGTTGTAATTTCGTAATAACGACACCGTCTTTTTTCTCTAAAACACCAGCACTTTCAAACAAACTTGAAACATAGTAATCCCATTCATAAGCCGAATTTACAAAGGCGTGTCTGTCTTCTTGAAATTTTTCAGCTAGTTCTTCATCAGAAAGTTTTCTTAATTCCAATAGTTCGTTTACTAATACTTTGTAGGTAGTTGTAGTTACTTCTTTTAGAAAAACCACCGAATAAGCAACTTCAAAAGCATAAAGTTTATTTGAAAGTTTTGGCTCGGAAAGAAGTTTGTAAATCAAACGAAATGGATAAAGTTGAAATTCATTGTCAGTTCCGCTATGTGGATGTTGGTATTGAACCGCCCAAAGCATCGTAAGAAATATTTTGGCTGTTTTTTCTTTGTCTTCAACGTGTTTCAAAAACAAGTTACCAAGCGGACTGAATAAAAATCTGTCTTGTTCGTCAACTTTGGCTTGGTAGCCAAACATATAATACGAAAGTTGATTGATTTTGTGATTTAATGCATCAAGTGGTAAATCTGGATTTCTTTCACTGTACAAACCCAATTCACGCAATTTTAAATTTAATTGCGTTTTTTCGTCTGTTGAAATTCCTGTTTTGGTGTACGACTTCAAAAATTCTGCAACCACACAAAGTTTATCGAAGTCCCTTGTGTGTCGGTATATAATCCATTTTTTACTATCAATTCTTAAAGTCATACTATTTGTTTATTTGAGCAACAATATTCTTAATTAATAATGGCGGAATACATTCGCCAATACACTTTCTTATAAGCAATTCTGGCGTTTTTTCAGGTATATTCCAATCTTGCGGCAAAGAGGACAATAACATTAATTCCAATGGTGTTAAAACCCTTGCATCTGAATAAATTCCGTTCTCCAATTTTCTGCCCGGGTGTACATTTAATTGTGAACTGATTGCATCATTCCGCATTGTAATTGTTGGTGCAGGTTCCTCCCATTTTATTCGTCTGTATGTTGTATTGTAACTTTTGATTTTTTCTCCGTTTGGTTTTATTGGGAAATACTTTTCATTTTCAAAAGCTGTTTTTCCTGTAGGCGTATGCATCATCCATTTAATGTGATTTTCTGAGTGTTTTCGTGCAAAATGCCATTTAATTTTTGATTTTTGACCTGCCTCAATGCTTGGTAAAAACCCAATCTTTTCTTCTACGGTTATTTGTTTTTCAGCCTTTTCAGGTTGTCCCCATTTTTTATCTTTTAGGTATAATTTTATTATTGCTCTTGTCCTTCTCTGAGCAACACCATAATCAGCAGCATCGTAAACATTTGCTTCAATATGATATTCATTGCCAAATATGATATTTAAAATTTCAGTTACTTTTAAATGCTTGTTTTTGTATGGTAAAAGCAATTTAAAAAATGTAGGTACATTTTCTATTATCACAAAATCAGGTGATTTTAATTTTATAAAATCAATTATTTTAAAAACAAGATAATTTCTTTCGTCATTGAGCATTTGCTCGGTATTTCTATTTTTCCCTGCAACACTCATTCCTTGACAAGGTGGCGAAGCAATTAAAAAATCAAGTTTTTCTGGTGTATTTTTTAGAAGGGCTTTGAATACGTTATCATCTAATATGTTTCCTGCAATCATTTTAGAATTTGGATATAAAGCCTGATACAAATCAGCTCGTTCTTGAACTAATTCATTAGCTGCAACAATATTAATTCCTACTTCTTCGAAGTAAGTTTCTGCTATGCCAGCACTTGAAAATAAAGATGCTCCTACCATTATGAAAAATTAATTATTCCCTGTTGCAATTTTTTAGTTCTAAAGTAATTTGCTTTTTCTTCTGCAAGTTTTAAAAGCTCTTTTGTGTCATTATCTTTATACAAAATATTCGCAATCTTTTCGCTATTAAACTCTTTTTCAAGTTGTTTTAAGTCAATTTTGAAAAAATCTGAAAGTTTTGGCAGAATTTCTTCTGGAACATTTCTTTTACAATTTTCAATCTTTGATAATGTAGATTGGTCAATATCTAATGCAGCCGCAAGTTTAGTTAAAGTTAAACCTTTCTCAATCCTTAAATTGTGTATGTATTCTCCAAATGTTTCTTTTATCATCTTGATTTTTTTACCTTGACAATTTTGTCAAAAATACATCATTTTTTAAAACAAATCAAATTTTTCTTTATATAGGGTGGTGGGTGGGTTTGGGTGTGTCGGCAAGTAAACAACTCTTTTGCAAGCCGAAGTATTGGTTTGTGTGTTGGAAGTCTTTTATATTGCTCAGTCTTGAAGTAGTAAATTGTCTGCTGTATCGCTTTTTACACTTGGCGGTAACGTCTGCGGGTATGAAATGTAGCGGATTTCAGAGATGCGTCTGTATCCCACGATACAAAACTTGATACGAGAGGAAACGCTCGAAAACCCACTGAAATCGCTATATTTTATACCCCTTGTTGAACTAAATCCCTCTCGGGATAGGTTTTCCATCATTGTCATTATTTACTAAACTAAAAAATAAAAAGAACTATTATCAGATTTTTTCTTTCAA